CGGTGTGGTTGGAATATATTTCCTGGCTTTTTGTGGCGGGACATAGCACGGGCGCCAGCAGTCGGCTATCGGATAGTCGATGAGGTCGCAAGCAGCGCACATGGAACCTCCAATTTCTGGCGAATGAGTCTGATTGTAAACGCATTGAAACTCTCGCCGGTTTCAGCTTGCCAGGCTTGCCAGGCTTGCTCGACGTCATCGGGTAACTGAATGGTGTGCTGATATTTCGGGGGGGCCATAGTGTTCCTTTCTATTTTTTGCGTATCAAAAGTTGTGTGCTATCCCTATCCTAGTCTCTCCGATCTGTCAAGGGTTTTACTTAATTAACAGACTATCAACAGATAATCCACAGCGTCCTGTGCAATAGTGAACAGTCTTCGGATTGGTATTATGATCCAATCCAGAGTTTCACGAGCCCCTTGACCAGCATAATGCCGGCCAAGAGACTCCCGAGTTGACAGAGAAACCATATCATTAGCATATATTCGCCCCCTCGCCGTGCGGATCGTTCAGCTTTCATGGGCTCTGCGGAAAGCCCCGTTTCCTCCATTCCGCATCGTACAATTGCTCTAACGCGGCAGCCACTTCGCTAGCCTTCTTCAGTCTCTTGGGAAATATGGCATAAAGATCCTCATTCAACAGCGGCAGCGCATCGCGCCAGGTGGCGATCCGTAAACAGGGATTGTGCATCACGATCCTTTCATCTATTGCAGAAGCCAGAGCAGGCCGACCAGCCACACAAAGAGCCAGGACGGCGATAGGAACAGGCCCACGAAGAAATCCATCAGCCACATACATTCCCCCATATCCGCAGGTTATCCACAGGGCTCGGTCCCTTCAGGGGCAATAGGCCCTTGCCACTCGCCGGTCAATTCGGTCACGTAGGGTTGGTCGAGATTGCCTACGTCGCTGGTATAGAAATTATCCAGAATGGCCCGTACTTCCAACATGCAATAGCCGGCTGGATAACTGCCCGTGAATCGGGCGGTTTCTGGTCCACGATACCAGTACCAGCCCTCGACGGTGGGCCGAGTATGTGTCCAGCGTACCATGATGGCTACTCCTTTCCCTTACCGACAATCCGCAGCGGGAAGAGGCCAGCCGTCTGGCCCCCTCGCCGTGGGGATCGTTACGCTTGCCGTTCTTTGATCCATGCTGCCCGGTCGGCTAGATGCTGGTCAATCACTACACACAGGGCAGCATAACTGCGAGCATTCATGGTCACGCCATGTTGCTCCGCTTTCCAATGTTGTGACCCTTCTGGCCAGTAATAAATATCGAACCCTCGATACCATGGCTTGCTCATAGTGTTACCCCTTCCAATACTGAATGAATATTTTAATGGCGCAGTACCACCCCACCAGCAGCAGGCTACACGCGAGCAGGGTGGCCAGGCGGCGCATGGTTAATATCCTTAGTCAAGCGGTAACAGTTGATGACAGTGCGAACAATGGGTCTCCTCTTTCGTCGCCTCTCGGAGAATATGATAGGCTATCGAGAGGTCGTTAGGGGCGCGGTAGGCGTTCGGAATAGCCCCCGAGAGATACCATTCGCCTTTCCGTGGTGGTCGTTTCTCGCCCGTTCGCACGTATAAGCCCTTCTCCTTGAGCACCGTATAGCCTCGGTCGTTGCTGTAGTAATAGCGCATCATGGCGTCACCTTCCCCCCGTTCGGAGTTGTTACCATCGCCCGTTGCAATCACATGCTGCGGAGTATTCGAGCGGGCGATACAGTGAACCGATGTTTTTGTCTTGCCAATTCCCCCCATGTTGGGTGATCCAATGCCCAGTCCACCGGGAAAACACTTCGGCCTTCGGATTGACCTGGAACAGACACTCGAAAAAATGCCCGTGTGCATGCCAGCATGCGGCAGAGACTTTGCGGCCTTGAAACCCTCGACGGTAGCCGGGATCTTTTGTATTGTTCACCGTCAGAGTAAAATTGACGCGCTTTCCTTTGGGTTCAAGTTTCTTGAACGTGATATTGCCCTTGTACCGTTCATTGACCAAGTTTAAGGCTTTCTCCAGCTCGGAAATGTTGGTGTATCGTGCATCCATGACGATTCTCCTTGTGTGTTCGGCCCCACTGCGTTCAGCGCGGGAACAGTGGGGAGCGCCGCGCCGCTGTGCCGAGTTAGGCCGGTATATACCGTGTCTGTTTTGTGACGAGGATACTTGGTACTCCGCAGCACGTCATAATTGTTTGCGGAGCGGCCATGAAATAATCCCCTGCATTCGCTGAGAACTCACTCCCACACTTCCGGCAATACAGAAATGGTCGTCGCATGTGGGACGGCATGCCTGTTTGATTTGTGAGGTCTTGTACTCGTACTCGTTTCATCGTCGCGCTCGCTTTCTGGCCGAGGGGCCTAGTTAATGTGATAATCGCTTAACTAATAATTTGTTGGTTTCTTCAATCACTTGCTGCGTATCGCCGGCGTTCCAACGTCCCGCCTCCGCCATGCGAGTGATACAAAAGCGATGCTCTTCTATTAACCGGTCGGCGATGATGTTGGCCCAATCACTGATATTCATACGCCACTCGCTTTCTGGCCTATCTAGGCCGTTGGGGCGCCGTTCGCCTGAGTCCGTCAGGCCAAGGGCGCGGGGGTTAGGGAATGGTAAATGTTCCATTCTTGTGTTGATGTACATACGGTACAATGTGCTGTTTCCACTGTTCTATGATTTCCTCTTGCGTGGCATGGCCCGTTCGCACATAACTCCATCGATCGCAGGCACAATGAGCCTGTGCATCGTTGAGAGATACAATTGTCAGCCGATGTTTACGTTGCATGGTCCCTCCTACAGGCACAGGGCTAAGATGAATAAAGAGAAATAGACGGCGACGAGACAGGGGAAGAGAATCAGGTCTAGCATGTCGTTCTCCCTTCCGCGCGGGCGATGGCGGCGTCAGCGGTATCCCACAAAGCCCGTACCTCTGAAAATTCAATCGGGCGGTGATTGTCCGTTTCCATCTCTGCGACACGGAACCGAATATAGTGCAGCGCCTCCAGCAGCTCCGGCGCCGCAGCGAGGAGGGTCGCGTTGGCGGTTACGGTGGTTGCGAGTTCATTGCTGTGCATTTCGCAAATGCGTTCATCGCCCGCCTGACCAATAATGATACTGACTGGTTCATCGGTAAACTTTTGTACGGTCCACGGGCCTGGGGTGTGGGGCATGATTAGTTCCTCCTTGGTTGACTGCCGTTCGATACCAGAGGGAATGCAATCAGTATACCATCCTATAGGAGGAATGGCAAGTGAGGAATATCAATAGGTTACGAATTGACAAATCTATCGAGTGTGGCGAATAGGGGCAGACTTATCCACAGATGCGTGTTAAATCCAATGAAATCAACGCGGCATTTCGCCACAGTGCTATCCACAGGTTGCCCCTTTTTGGGACGTGTCAGATTAGACACAGTTCAGCCTAGTTATCCACAGCTAGTCGCAGGTAGTCGCACCTGGTAGCACCGAAATGCCAACAGTTACACTGCTACTCCTGTGGATAAGTGAGCTAAGTGCGCGAAGTCATATAGTGTAACTCACTGTAACTCGTCAGTAGTTACACAGGGGTATATATACATATACCCTGTAACTAGACTGCGACTGCTAGTTGAGACTAGGAAAAAGTGGATCGGAAAGGATACAGTTCAGAGGTTAGGGAATGCAGATCGTCTGGCGGATACGTCTGAGGTGTCGATAGTACATGGGAAGAGAGATTCCCCACTGCAGAGTCAGTTTCAATCCGATTGGTCTCGCCATATGCCCCTGCTTGGAATGCTTTGTCACAACTCTGATAAAGAGTTCATGTTCAGCTTGTTGTTGCCCTAGACCATCCTCCTGCATAATTGAGGCAACAAGAGACCAGTAGTATTCATTCCCTCCGTGGGTCATGTTAATCTAGATACTCAACAAAGCAGGGAAGAGTCAAGCGTAAGAGCCTTAGCGGGCCATTTGTCAAAAAATTGTCATATATTATGTGTTAACTGTATCCAATTGGATTCTATTTACCGTTCATTATGGTACTAATGGGCTTGATCAGACAAGGTTATCCACAGTTCAGCCTGTGAATAGCAGTGGGCTTGGGTTGCGTAATGAATGGGCTCGCGTAACCTATTGATATCTATACAACGTCTGATAAGAATGATTATGTAAACTCTAAGAGCAATGAACGTGCCCAAGCCTACTAATGTCTGATAATCTAGGCCAGAAGAGGCCGGCCCCCCACTTGGCGCACACTGCCGCCCCGTTGGGTCTGGGTCCCATCCCCCCCTCTCACCCCCCGCTGCAAAAGGGCTTTTTCCTCCTAACCTGTTGAAGTCATACGTGTAACTGCCCGTGCGACCCCCCTTGTTTTTTTCCAGGGACTCCCAATTATTCCGGGACTCCCGCCTATTTTTGACCAACCCTGAAAAACCTCTTGCTTTTTCTGGTGGATTGGCGTAGTGGGGTGTGCATGACTTCAGCCGAGATCAACGAGGCGTATCGGCATCTGCTGGACCACGGCGGCGAGGTGACGACGATCTACGTGGTGCCCACGCAGACTCCGCGTGTCCCTAGGTCCCCGTCTCCCCTGCATCCCTTAGTGCAATTGGACGCGGAGTGGCAGCGGCAGGGGGATCAAGGATGTTGACGAAACTCAAATTAGCCTGGCATATCTTGTGCGGGAAGCCGGTGATGTACCGGATGCACCTCGTGCCGGGGCCCGGGATGGTAAATCTGTCCGGGGTGATGCGGGACGCGCAGATTGTGGACTGTGTGTTTGAGGGGCGAAGCTACGAAAACGACGGGATACGCAAAAGCTGGATGGATACGCCGGAAATCAGGCTCGACGCATGACCCGCTACGTGCAGCATATTTCAGGGCAAGGTGAGAAGTGGGAACTGATGCGGGACTGTGAACGCGAGGCGTGGACCGAATCTGACCAACAGCAGTTGAGGGAGTCCACGCGGATTCCTGGGTTACGGACGGATCTGGAGGAGCAGCGTGAAGACGACGAAGCTGAAGACCCCGCCGGCTGACGTGCCGCTGTTGGCGGGGGGGTATCCCGACACGCCGCATGGGCGGTTTAAGCTGCGCTGTGCGATGCGGGAGGAGACGCTCAAGAAGGAGACGTCGCAGGAGCAGTTGGCGCTCAGGATGTTGTCGCGGCTGGAGCAGACGCATCGGTATTTGGAGGATGATGACACGTGGTTTGCGAAGCTAGAGAAGAGTTCGCTTCGTGACATTGCGATTATGGAGGGGGTCTGGATCGATAAGTTGCAGTTGTTGCAGGGGAAGGCCACGCAGACGATTGCGCATCAGCATCAGGAGAAGTTGGATACGTTGTTGCCGCTGTTGCAGCAGGCGATCGAGCAGCGCGGATTGACGATCGGGTTGAGCGAGCGGACGGTGGAGTTTACGACATGACCGTCCTCACCGCCCTCCTCGCCCTGCTTCTCTGGCCCCCTGCCGTCTCGGCGTCGGAAGCCGTCTGGCTCGACGTCAATCAAACGCATACGTTGTCGTGGGATTGGGAGAGCGAGGGGAGTCCGGTGACGGGGTTTGTCTTCCGCTGCGGGACGCTGGAGAAAACGATTCCCGACACCCGCACCCTCCATTTCGGCGCCCTCGTCGATACCAACGGGCGATATGAGGGCTGTACCCTCGCGGCGAAGAACGACGTCGGCGAATCGCGCCCCGTCCCCTTGCCGCCGTTCGTCTATACCTATTCCTACAACGCCCTCCTGAAGTTTAGCCTGGAATTGGCCGCGCTCCTGGGGGCCACGACGCTCTTGGTCCGCCAGGCCCTCGTGCCGATACGCCGCTGGGCGCTTCGGCAGACCGCGCCGGCGGCCCTGCCGGAACCCCTGACCGTGCTCACCACCCCGGAGGCCGTCCATGTTTCTCACCATGCTTGAAGGCGTCCTCGGCGTCTTGGCCGTCGTGGCGGGCGTGCTGTTTACCGTGGGACAGATTACGGCAGCGCTGCGTGCCTATCGGAGCGGGCGGAAATGACCGCCTGGGTCCTGCTGCTGCTGCTCCTCATCCCCTCCCTCTCCCACGCGACCGTCCATCCCGCCGCCTCCTGCTCCGACGTCGATATTCAGGCGCAGATCAATGATGTCACGACCGTCTCCGGGGATATCGTCCAAATTCCGGCCTGTGCCGCCACGACCTGGACCAATCCGGTCTATCTTCGGAAAGACATTACGCTCCAAGGCGCGGGCATTGGCCTCACCAACATTGTGCAGCCAGGGAATTATACCGCCGCGAACTTTACGCACAATTGCTCGTTCAAAATGTCGTTCCCCTGCACCGGGTTTGGGGCGATGCTGTTTGTGGCCTACGACAGCCCCAACGTCAACCTCACCCGCGTGACGGGGTTCTCCATCACGGCCCCCCTCTCCACCACGAACAACACCTACCTGATCTGGGTGATGGGCAACGGGGTGGCGAAGTTTCGCATCGATCATATCGCCTGTTCACCGGTCAATCCAGCGACGATCACCACCCAGCGGTGCGTGACGGACTATAGCGACGATGCGGGGGCGTCCTATCATTCGGGGTTGGTCGATCATATTAACTGCACCGTGGGCACCGGCGGCGGCGTCTGTTTTAACAGCGAGACGACGCTGCAGGCGGGGGCGCGGATGTTCACGAAACCGCTCGCCCTCGGCACCAATAACGCGACGTATTATGAGGATAATCTCTGCACCTTTCCTGGGAACAACGCCGTCAACGCCTCAGACGGGTGCGCCGATATGTATGACGCGGCGGCCTATGTGTTTCGATACAATAAAACCATTCTCGGTGCCGTGGGGAACCACGGCGTCGATTCCTCGCAATACTCGCAGTTTCATGTCGAACAATATCGGAACACCTATGTGAACCCCAACGTCACGGCCCCGCCGTCCGTCACCGATCCCTGGCGCGGGAACTCGCAGATTATGTTCGACGAAACCGCCTCGGGCAACTTTACGGTGGGCTCGAACGTCCGCGTCTACCGCTCGGATAATTCCTGGGTCACCTATGCCGCCGATGGGGTGCGGACCACGTTTACCGTCCCCTTTGCCTATACCGGCACCGGCTTTGTGGCGGTCATGGAACAGGTGATTGCTACGGGGGCCAGAACCAAACGGCTCTGGTCCACCAGTTTTGCATTGAGTTGTGTCAGCAGTAACTGTTCAGCCGGCCAAACGCTCACCGCGAACGTGGCCCCGCCCGCGACCGTCACCTGGACCGTGTTTTATAATTCCTCCGGAAAGCCGGGCTATCCCTGTGGGGTCACAACCTCCTACGACGGCAATCTCGGGACGGTCGGGCAAGGCAATCTCGGATATCCCTGCTTTGGCCAAATCGGATGGAAAATCACCCCGCCCGTCGGGTGTGCGAGCGAGGCCACCTGTGGCGTGGCCAACGGCACGCAAGTCGTCTATAACCCCACCTACGCCTGGGGGAATAGGCTGAACGGGGTGCTCTTTACCTATGGGAAAGGCTCGCTCCAAAATCCGCAATCCTATGTGCATGTCAACGCGGCCACGTTGCCGTCCATGATTGATCTGTACACGGATGGGACCGGCGTGAATTGCGATACGATCCCCTGCGTGGTCACGGCTCCCCCTGCGGATTGCACCGCAGGCGGGGCCTGTAACGTCGGGATTGGCAGCGGCACAACTCTGCCAACGACCTGCGTGGCGGGCACGTCGTACAATGGGGGCGTGGGCGGGGTGGGATTCTGGAAAACGAATGAAGGGAGTTGGAATCGGGGGAGCGATACGGCGTGGGGACGGGTGTTTGACGGCCAACAGGGGGTGTTCTATAAGTGTACGTCCACTAACCATTTTGACGTCTACTATACCCCCTATACCTACCCCCATCCCCTCCAGGGCGATAGCACGGCCCCCGCCGCGCCCACGAATTTGCGCATCGCCACGGTTGACAAATCTCCGGAATAGGTAGAAAGTCCTCGCTCAGGATGCCGACGCTCGCGCCGCTCTTAGACCGCCTGCAATCGCTGACGCCCGAGGCGATCGCCTCCCTGTCAGACGACGACTTGGTGGCGGTCACGGCGCAACTCGTCTCCCTCCAATCGCAAGACCGCCAAACGAACCAACTCCGGTACTATAAACCCGTCTCTGCCCGCGCCCGACAGATTCATCTCTCCACCGCCCGGACCATCGGCGTCGGCGGCGGAAACGGCAGCTCCAAAACCGATACTAGTCTGGTCGAGATGGTCATTCGCGCCACCGGCCAGATCCCCTTGTCGCTCCAGGAGAGCTATCCACGCGAAAAACTCCGTGGCCCGATCAATTGCCGCATCGTCGTCGAATCCCTCACCACCACGCTCTTTCCCATCATTCTCCCGAAACTCGATGGGCGGCGCTGGCAGGGCGTCGATCAAGCGGGCGGCGCGCGCGGGCACTGGGGCTGGATACCACAAGATTGTTTGATTGATGGCCTCTGGGAGAAGTCGTGGAAGGCGCATGAGCGCATCCTGCGGCTCTACTACCGCGATCCGGACCATCACGACCGGATTCACGGCGAATCGACGATTCAGTTCATGTCCTACGATCAGGACCCGTCCGACTTCGCCTCGGGGGATTTCCACTTCATTCTGCACGACGAACCGCCGAAAGAGGCGATTTGGGTCGAGAATATGGCGCGGACCATGCGCGTCGATGGCACGATGTTTCTCGCGATGACCTGGCCGGATGATCCGACGATCGCCGTCGATTGGATGCTCGACCGCTTGTACTATCCCGCGCAGCCCGGCCCGCAGCACGACCCCACGATTCTCTGGGTGAACCTCGACACCACCGAAAACATGAATTTGAACCAAACGGCGATTGCGCGTGTGGCCGGGCAGATGAGTGTCACCGAACGCAGCACCCGTATCTTTGGCCAACCCATCACGCTCTCGAACCGGGTGCATCCGCTCTTTACCGATGAGATGCGGACGTGGTGCTTCGTGTGTCAGGAGTTGGCAATCCTCGATGAAGCGGGCGCCTGCGGGCGCTGCGGGGAGTCCGATGTCACCCGCTTTCAGCACGTCGTCCCCTGTGTCGCGAATCACCAGAATCCCGTCATTCAAGTGCTCGATCCGCATCCCCGGAAGCCGCATATGCTGCTCTGGCTGCAGGTCACGCCGGACGACGATTTGGAGCAGATCGCAGAACTCGAAGTCGATGACGTGCCTGCCGTGGTCTGGTCCCAAGTCCAGGACCTCGAAGCGGACTATGGCTGGACGACGGTGACGCGCTTGATGGACCCGAACATGGGGCGCAGCGCCTCCGGGACCGATCGCCACATCACCTGGCAGGATGCGTTCGATCAGGCGGGGATGCGAATCGATCTCGCCGACGATGGCGAAGTAGGGCGGCGCCTCCTGAACGATTACTTGAAGCCGGACCCGCATACGAGAGAGCCGCGCTATCGCTGCGATCCACGCTGCGTCAAGACGATCTATCAACTGAAACGCTATTGCTGGGACGATTTTAAGCGGAACGCCGAAAAAGGCCAGAAGCAGCGGGCGAAGCAGAAGCACGATGACTTTCCGACAATGTTGAAATATGCGATGAACAGCAATCCCTCGTTTCGCGGGCTGGCGCAGATGGGCCAGTCGTTCCAACGAATAGGAACCCGACATAATGGCTACTGACGACTCCACTCCCGCGCAGACCCCGCCGCTCCGTCGGTCCTTCGTCATCGACCAAGAGGATGTGGTGCGGACGGTGCTGAAATGGTATGAGCAGGATCTCCAGGACCGCTTGGACTGGTCCGACCGCCGGTTGCAACGCTATGCCAAGATGCGCGGCTGGCTGGAGCCCAAGACCTATCCCTGGCCCGATGCCTCGAACGTCTATCTGCCCTTGATGATGACCGACTCCCTGCAGATGCAGGACACCTTGCATAACGGCGTCATGAGCCAGCGGCCTGTGATGAATCCGCAACCGGAGAATCCCGCCGATAAAGAGGCCGCGCAGACGGTTGCCGACCTGCTCGACTTCCAGCTCTTTGTGGAGCAGCAGGGGGAAAAGAAGGTTGCGAGTTTGGCGCAATCGTTTACCGATGACGGCACGATGTATTCCTTTCAAGCCTGGATCACTGATGAGCAGGATACCGAACAGGTCGAAACCTTCCCGGCGCTTGATCCCACCACGCCCGTGGACTTCCAGTTGCGCACCCGGATTGAAGGGATCTTTAGCGATCAGAAAGAGGCCGCGATCGTTGAGGGGGCGACGCCCTGGATGTGGGATGTGAAGTGGTTTACCGAGCATCGGAAGCCCCAGACCGCGACCGTCGATTTCTATTCGCATGACGATGGGCGCTTGCTCTGCGTCGTGAAGCGCAAGCTCGTGATCTATGACGGCCCGAGCGTGCAGCCGAAGACGGAAGAGGATATTGTCTATCCGTCGCGCTGCGAGAATCTGCAGCCGCCCTCGCCCTCCAATCCGTCCGGCGCTCATCATGTGGCCTTGGTCGATTATCCCTCGAAGGATGAAATCAAGCGCCTCATCAAGAGCAAGTATTATGATCTCCCGGACGCCGCCGCGAAGAAGCGACTGGATGAGGAAGAGGCGACGATGGGCGTCGGGCGCCAATCGGCGGACGACCCTGAGCAGCATAAGATTCAGAAGGACGCCTTGACGGGGCATACCTATGGCAATAGCGATGTGGCGAGTGAGACCTATACCCGCATCATGATGTTTGCCCGCTGGGACGTCGATGGCGATGGCTTGGATGAGAACGTCGTCTTCTGGATTTTGAAGGAGCACAACCTGCTGCTGCGGGCGCGGCTCATGCAGGAGATGTTTCCGTCCGCCGAAGGACGCCGCCCCTTGATGAGCGAGCAGTTTATTCCCGTGCCTGGCCAAGTGCGCGGGATCGGCCTATTGGAATTGTTAGAGCAGATTCAGGACGCGATGAAGATTCTGGTCGATCAATCGATCGATAAAAACACGCTCGTGAATACGCCCTTCTTCTTTTTCCGCCCCGCCTCGGGCGTGCGCCCAGAGACCATTCGCATGGCACCTGGCGAAGGCTATCCCGTGGCGAATCCCACGCAGGACATCGCCTGGTCGCAGATTCCCAATCCCGACCAAACAGGGAGTTTGAATTTCCTCGCGATGTTCAATCAATGGGCCGAGCGGCAGGCCGTGATCGGTGAACTGCAGTTTGGGCGCGTGCCCCAAGGGAAGTCGTCGGCGCTGCGCACCACGGCGGGGATGATGAGCGTGCTGCAGCAGGGGGCGGCGCGTCCGGAGCGGATCATTCGGCGCTTCTTTATGGGCTTGGCGGAAGTCTATACTCAAATGCACGAATTGAACACGATCAATCTGCAGCCGAAAAAACAGTATCGCGTCCTCGGGATGGCGACACCGGGGGCCGATCCCTATCGCACCTTGGACGATCCCTCGAAGATTAAGGGGCGCTTTCAGTTTGAATTTAAGGCGAACAGTTTGAATACGAATAAAGCGGTGAAGGGGCAGATTCTGCAGCAGTTGGGGGCCATGACGTTTAATCCCATGACCTTCCAGATGAACTTGGTCTCGCCGGAGAACTATTACAATTGGCTGAACGACATCTATAAGGAAAGCGGCCAGGACCCGAACCGTTACATCAATCCGCCCACGCCGCAATCGGCCATGCCGAAGATCAACGCCGAGCAGGCGATGGGCTGCATGCTTCACGGCGTCATTCCGGAGCAGTATCCGTCTGAAGGCCCGCAGATGCACTTGCATCGCCTCCAGCAACTCCTCCCGCAATTGCAGCAGGAGGGTGCGGTCGATATGGCCTTCATGGTGCTTTATAATACCTATGTGAACAAGGTACAGAGTTATGCCGTGCAGGCGCAGCAGTTGGCGCAAGCGGCGGGGCAGTTCTCGGGGATGCTGTCAGGCTCCGGAGGCGGGCAGCCGGCACAGGGCGATGCGCAGGCGGGGGGCCAGGCGATGCCCCAGCCACAAGGACAACTGACCGATGAATCGCTCCCTGGCGCAGGCGGCGGCGGCAATAATCAGATGGGAATGTTGGGATGACGTGGACGATTGACACCGAGCAGTTTGGGTCCATGCCCAATCAAGCGGAAGGCACCTTGAATGGGCAGCCGTTTTATTTTCGGGCGCGGCATGGGGGATGGGTCCTGCGTGTCAGTCCACGGAAACAGGATTTATGGGACATGAGTTGTCCGGATACGCGCATCGTGGCGCACGGAGAGCACGCGCACGCCGGATGGTGGGAGAATGACGAGGCGCGGGCCTTTCTCGAAACGACACTGATGGAATTAGATCATGCGCCAGCTTGAGGCAGAATTATGGTGTCCCGCCTGCCAGACCTACTATGGGATGCTCTACCGGATACAAAATAGCGAGCATGTTTGGGTGCATCAGACCGATCCCGCCGAGATCCCCCAGCGGTGTACGCGCTGCGAGGGCGTGATTCAACGGAGTCCAGGATGATGACGGAAGCGGACTGGAAGGCGCGGATGGCCGAGAAGGCGAAGGAGACTGCGCCTCGTCGCATGATCAATGAAGCCCTCTTGCGTCAGGCGTCAGTGAAGGCTGATGTACTGACGGGCCATCCTGAATGGGATACCTATCTGCAATCTCTCCAAGTGCGCCTAGATGAGGCCATTGCCCAATTGCAGTCCTGGCAGGAACAGATCATCCAAGCCCATAGCGATGCCGATCTCCGCAAGGTGCAAGGGCAAATTTTGATCTGGACGACCAATATGACGACCATCCGAGAATGTATGCGTCTTCCCAAGGAGATTCTCGCGCATGCGCACGATACCCTTGACAAGTGACGAGAATAAGCGTATGCGAGAGGACACGATCTCGGACATCGACATCATGGCCCGTCGTCCCCGCGTGACGAAACGGCCCACGGAGAGTACAAGACGTGATTTAATAGACGCCTTACGTTTACTTCGGGGCATCGAGACGAAACTCAAATTGGTGCTCGACCTCGATACATAGACGCTTAGACGCTCGACATACGCAGCGTAAGAAGCCCGTCTGGACCACATAGGTCTGGCGGGCTTTTTTGTTGCGCGGGTTCATCCCCCCAGACTGGGATGCGCAGGGCGACCTGCATATCAACACGCGAGGTGACCTATGGCTGGTGAGGTGCCGGATGCCGAAGTTCAACAACATGGTTCCGATTCAGAAGCCGCGCCGGATGCAGTTGCGCTCCCTGAAGAGTCGCATGCCGAGCCCGATGCGGAAGCTGCGCCGGGCAGTGACGCGCAGCCTGACGAAGGGGCTGTGGATGAAACCGAGCCGTCCCCGTTAGAGCCGGGCGGCAAGCGGTTTAAGCAGGTTTATGCCCGAGCCAAAGACGCTGAAACCAAGCTCCAGCAACTCCGAGAAGAGAAGGCAAGACTCGAAGGCCAACTTGAGGCGACTCGGACTGCGCCTGTTGTCCCTGAGTCGAAGCCAGTCCCACGGCTGACATGGGACCAGCTTGAAGCGGGCATTGATGAAGGGAAGATTACCCGTGCCAAGGCGATGGAATATGATCGGGAAACGCTCAAGCAGGAGTTGGCACAGCAGTTTGACGCCAAACTCAC